CAAAATAGAATAGCTGATGAATTTATACCACAAGGGGATGAAAGGGAGGAATTCGAATCTAATAGTGAAAATAAACTTATAAATTATTGTTTAAAAAATGGTTTTGACTATGTTTCTAATAATAATGGCGATATTAAAAAGTATATTAATTTTACTCAGAAATTATTAGACGAAGCATTTTTTAATAAAGGGTTAGCTAAAAAATATTTTAATAAGGCTGAAAATTTTAAAGATTTAGCTGTTATGAGGAATAAAATATTTAAGTTAAATATAGAAGCATATGCCGAAAAAACAAACGTAGATGCTTTTATATTTGCTAGTGCTAAAACAGGAGAATATGCACTTATTGATATAGATAAAGTTGGAGAAGCTATTGATCAAGGGATAATCAGAACAACAGTAGATCCAAAATTAGGGTATAGTTGGCATAATCCTAACCCTAATATTAATTTGGGTAAAAAATAATTTGGCCTCTCATCTCTTTTATCGTATCTTCCCTTACTGTGGGGGGTAAGGGGGTTGGGTCGCACCGGTTCACATAATTCACATCATGTCATTAAACAGTTTTTTCGATAGCATAGATACGGATACACAGTTCGATGTGTGGCGTAATTCTATTAGACAAAAATTAATTTACTTAAAAAATACAATTCCTTTAGAAAATAGGCTGGAATTACACTATGTTGGTGAAACATTAGAATTTCTTGATTCACTTAATGTTTTAAGTAGTGATTTTTTAGCTCATAACCCTGAAGCACAAAGTAAAACTCACTTTAAAGAAAGATTAAGAATATGTAATTCTTATTATAAAAAATTTGGAAAACGGTAAGATTATTCGTATATTCAATAAAAAATAAATAATATGGCTAGATACAAAGAACAATTAAATGTAGCAATGGAGAGATTTGACCAAGGGTTAGCTCGAGTACATAGTTTAGTTAAAAGAGGTGAGAATGCTAAAGCACTTCACTTTATGGAGAATGATCTTAAGGATTTATATGAAGAATTATCCAATATAATTAATATTGAACCTAGTTCACATAACACAAGAATTGGTACTTTATGATAGGAGCTGAGCAAATAAAGGTTAACTTTGAAACCTTTAATAAAGTTTTAGAAGCAAATTTTGAAGGAGAACGTTTAGATAAACTAAAAACCCTTACAGATTGCCTAAAAGAAAGAATGATGCTTGCCCCAGCATCTACTAAGGATTGGTTTAATAATGCATTTCCTGGAGGGTATTTAGATCATACCCTACGTGTAAATAAAATAGCTAATCAATTACATAAATTATATAACTTCCACGATGCCAACCAATCTTACACAGAAGAAGAACTTAATTTTGTATCTTTATTTTGTCAGTTAGGGAAGTTAGGCGATTGGGATAATGAGTATTTTACCAAAAATGATTCTGATTGGCATGTTAAAAACTTAGGTATGGTATATAAATTTAATGAAAATGTACCAGCCATGAAAATTTATGACCGCACTATGTACCTACTACAGGATGCAGGTATTAAAATTTCACATAATGAGTATTTAGCTATTCGCAACCAAGAAGGGTTATTTGATGAAAGTAATAAATTTTATTACTATAGTGGCCAGAAAGAAACTAAATTTAGAAGCCACCTTCCCTTACTTATCCACCAAGCAATCCAAACAGCTCAAGAAATTGAATATCAAATTTGGAGTTCTGGGGATTCGGTCATACAACAACCGTCTAAACCTGCAAATGCCTCTAAAGCTGATAAGCAAATAAGGAAGGCTAAAGCAATTAACGTAGAAAATAATCCTAATTTCAACGAAAAAACCAAATCAATTATTGATTCATTTTTTACTGACTAATGGAAATTATAATTGGAATACTATCAGCCCTATTAATTGTAGCTGGTTTTGCTATATATAATCTTGTAAAGAAGAACGAACTACTAGAAGATTTTATTGCAAAACAAAGTGAAGCTATTGATCAATGTAATCGTAGATTACACCAAATTGATGATAAAGGTTCATTTATAGCAGATGATGAAGTAGGATGGTTTTTTAAAGAACTTAAGAAGATACAGGAGGCTCTAAATGAATTTCGCCTTCGTTAATTTAAATGGCTAAAAAGAGAGGACGCAAAAGTAAAAGACAATATTTTACAGAAGACACGGAGCTGGCAATTATAGAATACTTAGCTAGTGATGACCAGATATTAAGAAATCGGATTTATAACGAAAGAATTCACCATTCGTTTTATAAATTAGCCGAAAATCTTATCCATACGTTTAAATTTTATTACACAGAAGTGGATGACCTCGAGGATTTAAAACACGAGGTTATTTGCTTTCTATTAGAGAAATTACACTATTTTAAGGTAGGGAAAGGTAAAGCTTTCTCATATTTTAGTATAGTGGGAAAAAATTACCTTATCCTTTATAATAATAAAAATTATGCTAAGAAAAAAGCAAAAGTAGATTTATTAGAAGCAGATACTGATGATAGTATTCTTACTAATTTTGAAAATGTTGAAAGATTAGGGGAAAAAATAGAATTTTTAGATGAATTTGTAGATAAAATAGATTATAAATTACCTAAAATTTTTAACAAAAATGATGATATATTAGTAGCTGAAGCAGTTTTAACTCTTTTTCAAAAAAGAGAAAGTTTAGAAATCTTTAATAAAAAAGCTTTATATATCTATATTAGAGAAATAACAGGGTGTGATACCCCCTCTATTACTAAAGTAACTAAAACATTAAAAAAATATTATATTAGGGCATATAATCAATGGGAAAATGGTAAACCAATAACTTTATAATTTATATATTTATAAATGATGAATGACCCATTAAATACTATAATTTTCGATGGAAAAACATCTTCGGATGTATTTAAAGAAATTTATAATAATAGTAAGAAAAAAGACAAACAAATCAATTCTTTAATAGCTGAGTTAAAACCTCTTATTCAAAGTATAGGTGATGCCCCAGTTGTTGTTCCACTTATTAAAGATTATCTTGAGATAGGAGTAAAAAACGATGAACACCTCATTAAATTAATGGCCATTGTTCAGCGTATAAATAGCAATACTTCTAGTGGGGGTGATTCATTACTTACGGACGATGAATTAAAACAACTCCAACAAATAGCTGAAGAAGTAGCAAAAGATGGCAAGGAACCAACTACAAAGCCTTAAAGGCCAATCATATAGTGGAACTAATAACACACCTTCATCCCCCTCTGTATTCACAGGGAGGGTATTTGATATAATTCTGGATGATAATCATCCTTTTTTTTCTACTTTATTAGGAGGATTTGACCCTTCATATATTGGATGTATTTTTTGGGGGTCCTTATCATTAAAAGAAGGAAAAAAAGATTTAGATCCCTTAAAACTAAATATTGCTAAACCTTATTTTAATTCATTTTCATATTTTCCAATAAAAAATGAAATAGTTAGCCTAATATTAGCACCCAATAAAAACCATTATATACAAACACAAGGGTTTACTTCTAACACAGAATATTATTATTTTCCACCAGTAAATATATGGAATAGTAGTGGTTATAATCCATTACCTTTAGATAGTGATACAAAATCTAAAGGCAAAAAAGTAAACCAATATATTAATAGTATTAATAATACTAATATCCAGCAAGAAGAAACCCCTATAAATTTAGGACAATATATAAAGGAGGATAAAGTATCTGCTACCAAAAATATGCTACCTTTTGAAGGAGATATGATTTTGGAAGGCAGATTTGGCAATAGTATAAGATTTGGATCATCAAATCCTAGGGGTAAAAATTCATGGTCTGAAAATGACAGTGAAGGAGAACCTATTACTATCATATCTAATGGACAAACAGATAATGGTGATATAATTGTAGAAGATATAAATAATGATGCAAGTTCAATATATTTAACTTCAAACCAAAATATATCTAATATCAACATATCTTCTACTAATTTTAGGAGTTTAGATGCTAATTATAAAACATTGCAAAACACTAATGATACTATTATTTCATATGGCTTAAGTGAAATTCCAGATGATGGTATAGGATATAACACGGGGAATACTAACCAAGAAGTTGAAGGAGATGATGGTAGTACTAGTAGAGATGATATTTTAGGCCCCCCTGAACAATATAATGGTCCTGAAGAATTAGTAAAGTACCCAGGATTATATGAAGATAATTCTAAAAGTTTAAGAGAAGTATATGCTTTACCCCGCAGGTTCTGCCAAGGCGGAGGATTCAGATTCATCACAGATTTATTAGTTAATCCTCTTATGGAAATGTTATTAGAAGCTGAAAAGCAACAAATACAACTAGTAGTTAATAGTGCATTTAGACCCCCTGTAAATAATGTTTTAGATGAAAATGGAAAAGTAATAGGTACTAGTCAAAAAGATTTAAGGAATCAAAACCTAAAAAATCTATTTAAAGGAAAATTAGCAGAACCTTGGTTAAGAACTACAACTGTCACAGCCCCTTTTAATTTTAATGGTACACAATATTCAATAGGAGACACTTATAAACTATCCCCCCAAAAATCCCATTTTTCCCCACTAACAGCCCCCTCATATGCCTCGGGTCATGGTGCTTCCACAGCAGTTGACTTCTCAACAGCTCGAGCTACTAATGAACAATATAAATGGTTATGTAATAATGGGTGGAAGTATGGATTTATAAGAGTGGTAGCTACTGAATCATGGCATTTTAAATATTCGCCTAGCCAAGCTAAAAATGGCCCAACAGCCGTATTACCCTATATTTATGGTAGTACTAAGAATAGTTGGAATGATGTATTTGGAGAAAATGAACCTAACTGGAGTAATTTAGTATAATGGAATCACCTAATCAATATCAAGGAAAACAAGTAATAATTACTTCTAATAGACTATTATTTAATAGTAGGGAAGATTCTATATTCACATCAGAGGGCCCCATAGTATTTAGTACTAATAAAGATATTCATTTCAACACAGATGATGTTATAGGGGGTAAATTTGCTATAAATAGCCCAAAAATCCACTTGGGGGTTATAAAAGATAGTAGCCCTGAATTGGCTAATAACCCCGCAGTAAAAGGAAAAGAATTAGAAGACTTATTGGATGCTCTTTTAAATCATTTAAATATGTTATATAGCACAGTATTGCCTTTATTAATCCAGATTACCACAGTCCCTGGGGCTCCCACAGCCCCTAGTCCCAGTAACATAGGTCTAATATCCCCCCTTATAAATGAATTAAATACCTTAAAGGCTAGAATTAAAAGAATTAAAAGCGATAATGTCTATATAAAATGAGTTTAACTAATCGACTACAGTCACTTACTACTTCTACCTTAAATAAGGTTAATGAGGCTCGTAACCAAACATACTATTTTGCTGAAAATGTACCTATAATAGATGCTCAAATCACTACCAGTATACCGGATACAGGTATAGCAGCTGCTATATTAGCATCTACTATAGAAAATGAAGAAGAATTAAAAGATTTACAAGAAAAGTTTAAGAAGATCAAAAAACATTGTAAAGATGTTGAAAATACTATTTTAAAATATCAATCAGAAATACAAAAAATATTGGCTGTTACTAATATAATTCGCTATCGTATGCAAACTTTTGAGTCTTTGATTTTAGCGGTATCCAAAATTGTTCCTAAAGTAAAAATGATAGTAAAAATAGCTAGAGGAATAATAGCTCTCCAGGTATCAGTTCCTGTAGCTGGTGGAGTAGTATCAGGGGCGGCAATTATAAAACAAAAAGAAATTATAGATGCTATCCTAGCTAAATTGGAGGAAGTATTATCACTGCAAATGATTTTTGAGTCACTTAAAGAATCTTTATTTTCAATAGCAGAAGAGATTGAAGAGGTTTTATTACCTATACAAAATAAATTATCAGTATTAAATAGTAAATTAGCCCAAAAATGTAATGTCATAGATTTATTATTTATTCAAGTATTGTCTCAAATAGATTTTAATAATCTAGGGGACAGAGAAAATGAAGAGTACCAAGCAGCTGTTACTATTTCAGGGACATTAGAAATAGAAGAAATAATAGATAATTTGGAACTATCATCAAGAGAAAAGTTTTTTATATTCCTCAAAGAAAATGGCCATACTGGGTATAGAATAATTAATCTTTAATATATTTATTAAAAACTAATATACATGAAATTAAAACAATTTGAAAAATTTATTAGAACGGTTATACGTGAAGAAATAGACTATGCTTTAAAACGTGAAATATCACATTTAAAAGAGGGTTTAACCCAACCTATCCTTAATAATATTCAAGAACCTACTAATATAGAAGAATTTAGAAACAAACTAAGAGACCAAATCCAGCCCCCCAACTTCAATACGGGGGATGATACTTTAAATTCTCTATTACAGGAAACCGCTACAAGCCCTACATGGGAAGAAAAAGTAGCTTCTAATGATCCTGTAAGTGAATTTGTGAAAAGAGATTATAGACCTGTAATGAATGCTATTGAGAATAAAAAAGATTATAGACCCTAATGGCTATCATAAAAAAAACAGGATATAGAATTGATCCCCTAGACCTTAATACACGTAAGGCTTTAGGAGTAAGAATACCATTTAATAAAAAAAATATATTTGATTTTAATTATACTACTAAAGATCAGATCAAATCTAACTTAATTAATTTGTTATTAACATCTCCTGGAGAAAGGTTTCATGAACCTACTTATGGAGTAGGGATGAGAGATTACTTATTTGAACAAAATAGTGAGGAAATGAGTAGTAAAATAGGAAGTCTTAAAAAAATTATAAGTAAAAAATTAAGTACTCACATACCCCAAATAAGATTGAATACCCTAAAAGTATCCCCTAATAATAATAATCTGATAGTTAATATAAATTATACTATATTGTTAGATAATGATACTAATCAAATATCCTTACAATTATAATGGCTTATTCTAAAATAAACAATACCCCCCAAAAAGATATTAAATATCTTAATAAGAATTATACCCAATTAAAACAAGATTTAATTGAGTTTAGTAAAACTTACTTCCCTGATCAATTTAATGATTTTTCAGAAAGTAACCCGGGTATGATATTTTTAGAACTAACAGCATATGTTGGGGATATTTTATCTTTTTACACGGATACCCAAATCCAAGAAACATTTTTAGAAACTGCCCAAGAAAAAACAAATTTATTAGCTCTAGCATATAATTTAGGATATAAACCTACAATTACATCGCCTTCAACTTCCGATCTTGATGTATTCATAGAAATCCCTGCAAAAGCCACATCTCCATATGCTCCTGATTATAAGTATGCTATTACAGTTAGTAAAAACTCTTCATTTCTAACCACAGCAGGGGGTGAAGGAACTTCTTTTTTATTAGAAGATGATATAAATTTTCAATTTAGTTCTTCGTTATCCCCCACTACTACTACTATCCACCAGTTAAATAATGGTAATCCTGAATATTACTTACTTAAAAAAACTGCTAAAGTTATATCAGCCGAAATAAAAACAAAATCATTTGAAATAGGAGAGTCCCAAAGGTTTTTAACTTTAGAATTAAATGATACTAATATTATAGGAATAGATTCTATAATAGATAGCGATGGAAATGAATGGACTGAGGTTCCATACTTGGCACAAGAAACGGTATATGAACAAGTAGCTAATGTTGAGGCTAATAATCCTAATTTAAAACAATATAGTGGAGATACACCATATTTATTAAGATTAAAAAAAGTACCTAAAAGGTTTGTAACAAGATACACTTCTAATAATATACTCCAAATTCAATTTGGTGCTGGGATCACCGGGGGCGCTGATGAAGAAATTATCCCTAACCCCGATAATATAGGATTAGGAGTCAAGGATAACAGATCTCTTTTAGATTTTGCATTTGACCCTTCAAACTTTTTATACACTAAAGCATATGGTGAACCACCCTCTAATACTACTATCACTATTTCTTATTTAGTAGGTGGTGGGGTTTCATCTAATGTAGAATCAGGAATTATAACGCGAACTAAAAATGTTATTACCCAAGCTAACACGGGAAATTTAATAGAATCTACATTAAATGATGTAATTGATTCCATAGCTATTACTAATCCTACCCCAGCAACAGGAGGGGGTCCTGGTGACACTATTGAAGATATTAGACTAAATGCCTCTGCTAATGCTGCTTCCCAGTTAAGAACTGTATCCAAAGAAGATTATATAGTAAGAACTTTAAATATGCCTCAAAAGTTAGGTAATATATCTAAAGCATACATTATAAAAGATGACCAAATCACTCCTGATTCATCTGCAAGGATAGAAAACCCTAATGGCCTAAATTTATTTGTTTTAGGGTATAATAAAAATAACCAACTAACGAATATTAATGAAGCCACCAGACAAAACCTTATAACATATTTAGAACAATATAGAATGTTAACAGATTCTGTCAATATAAAAGATGCTGCTATTATTAATTTTAAATTAGACTTTGAAATAGTGACCTTTAAAGAATCTAGCAATTCTAAAGTAATTTTAGATTGTATAGAATCGCTTAAAAACTATTTCTCAGTAGAGCGGTGGCAAATCAATCAACCCATTATTATAAATGAGATATACAACGTTATAGGTAAAGTACCTGGCGTCCAGAACGTAGAACATGTTAGTATTAATAACATCGCAGGGGCATCCTTAGGATACTCACCTTATTCTTACGATTTTGACTCAGCAACAGTTAATAACGTTATATATCCCTCATTAGATACTAGTATCTTTGAATTAAAATATCCTAACTCAGATATAAAAGGAAGAGTAATAAAATACTAAAATGGCATATTATTTTTTATACCCTGAAAAAGACACTACTATATATTCTCACCCATTAAGACAAGATCTTAATACAGGAATAGTAGAAAATGTAGAGTTAACCTCAGAAAGAGGGACTAATGATTTATCTTATTACCCTTCAAGATTTTTAATCCAATTCAACGATACAGAAATTAATAATGTTATTAACAATAAATCAACTCTCCTTATATCGGCATCCTTAAAATTATATTCGACAGAGTATAGCCGTAATATTCCCCAAACTCAAAATGTAGAAATATATGCAATTTCACAGTCTTGGAATAATGGTACTAATAGATACAATGAACATCCCCATTTTAATAATATAATAAGTAATGGGTGCTCATGGTTATATGCTGATAATGGTAATGATAAAACTTCATGGCAAACATCTAGTTTTAACCCAGGAACCACAGGCAGTTTTAGTGGTAGTAACTTAGGAGGAGGAGTATGGTATACAGGTAGCGGATTTGAATATACTGATTCTTTTGAATCCGTTAATGATTTTGACTTAAACGTAGACATAACAGATACAGTATTAAAACACTATTCTTCATCCTATTTCTCATCAACTTACCCTAATGGAATCCCCAATAATGGATATATAGTTAAAAGAAAAGATGATGTAATCAATAATACTACGGATCAAGGTTCTATAAAATATTTTTCATCAGATACTAATACTATATTCTCCCCTACATTAATTATTAAATGGGATGATTCTAGTTATATTACTAGTAGTGGGGCTAGTATACTAAACAGCGGAAAAACCCACTTAAGTATATTTAATAATAAAAAAGAATATAGACCTGAAGAAGAGTATACTTTTAGGTTAAGTGTTAGAAAACAATACCCTACTAGAAAGTTTGTTACATCATCAAATTATTTAGATGTAAATTACCTAAAAGAAACATCATATTATAGTATAGAAGATTATAGTTCTAAAGAAACTATAATACCTTTTGATACCAATAATACTAAACTTAGTGCTGATTCTGAGGGAATGTATTTTAAATTATATATGAAGGGTCTCCAACCTGAAAGATATTATAAAATACTTATAAGACATGATAATAATGAGGGTATTACAATATATGATGATAATTACTATTTTAAAGTAACTAGATAATGGATAATCAGACAATAGAAATATCAAAAAACAAATACAATAACCAACAATATAAACAGGTTATTGATGTATCTTTTTCTGAACTAAAAAGAAGCAAAGAACCATTATCTATAGTTAAATTTTTTAAAGATTTTGATGATATATTTTTAGATATACCTTTTGAGGGTAATCAAAGTCTTAGAAGTATATTTAATAGAGTTGATAGTAGTTTAAATGTTGGACCAGACCCTAGAGATCAGGAGATTAGTAATTTATTAGAACAAATTGAAGTGTTACAACAAAAAATTGATGCTTTACAAAGTAGTAATGAAGAAGAAACTCATCCCCAGTTTGCTAATGGTCAATTAATTCAAGATTCTTCTTCTCCTAAAAAGTTTATTATGGAAAGAGGAAAGAAAAGACAAATTATGGATGGTGATACACAAAAAGTTTTAATCCAACTCAATGGGGGTAATAGTGATACACCTTTCCAAGAAGTAGCTATCCAGCTTCCCCCCTCTATACTTAATGGAATTGAAAATGGTATCCCTATAAATGATAGCAACTTTAATCTTTCAGAATCTACTATATCTGAAGATGTTCAAAAAGAAATATGGAATAAAGATTGGTCAGATCCTTCTTTAAATCTTAATTGGGTAAAAACTCAATATAGTTACGATGAATACATAGAAATGTTAAGTAGAGATTTAGAAGAAAAAGCAGGTGTTATGGAGTATGTTGAAGATCAAATTGATCTTAGAAGAAATAATTTAGACCAACTCCGTTTAATAGATGATGAACCACGAAAAGAAGAATTAAGAAACGAAATATCTGATTTAAATTCTACTCTAGAAAGTGTAGAAACCAGAGAATCAGAAGTATCCACAGCATTAAGACGTTTAATAAATAACCCAGGATTATGGGAAGAGGCTGTTAGCGAACAACCACAACCACAAAATGTTGGTGATAATCCGTTTATACTTTTTAATGTCTTAAAAAAGAATACCGAAAAACTATTTAATCAAGGGTTCTTAGAAAAAAACAGTTTGGACCCCTTAATACAGGGTTTAAAACAAGCCAGAGATCAAAGAAGTGAAAATCCTCGCCGCCAACAAAGATGGATTGCAGATATAGACCAAAAAAACTCTGGTACAAAACAAAGTGATTTATTTTTAGTAGTTGAGAAAACTGTAAATAAATTAAAAGAAGACCCTAATTCTGAAGGACGAATTGAATAAATGGATATTAAAACAAATATATTAGAACAAATTAGACCTGAAGATTTAGCTCTCTTAGAGGGTAAATCCTTAGAAAGAAAATTTGGTAAAGACGAAGATAATGTCGAAATTCATATATTTAATATGAATGATCAATTTTTAATATCCCTACCAAATTTTACTGAATATGAAATACCTGATGTAATTGATGATAATAATGGATATTATAGTGAAATTACTTTTAACCCTGATAATATTTTAAGAAAATTAGGTTTAAATAGTGGTCAATATAAAATTAAGGTTAACTTTCAAAGAAAAAAAATCCAAAATAATTTTGATCGAATATTTTTTATAGATGAAATCTCATCTAGTAGAACTGAAATAAGAGCTAAACTTAACCCTAATGTTAATTCATCCCCATTAGTTAAAAAAATCCAAGAGTTAATAGTAGAATTACAAGGAGCGGATAGTGAATATTTTAACGATTTTGCCCTGAATTTTGGTGAAAATATTATACTTACTGGAGTCAATTTAGAAATTGAACAGGGATCTAATTTAAGTTTTTTAATAAAATTATATGAACCTATTCCTAATTCTATAAATGCTAAAGCTAAATTTAGAATTATAGAAGAATTAACCAATCCTATAGAATATATAGTAGATTTAGGAATACCTGAAATAAAAATAGAAACTACAGAACTTAGAGGCCCTAATCTTAGAATAGATACACGCCTTAATTCTAGTATTCCATCTAAATATAAGTCTTATAATGAGATATTAAAATATGAAAATACTTCTTCATTTAATAATATAATTAATGCCTTATCACAAAGTGCCCCCATATCTATAGATTATGATAACCATAACACAGATTCTGGATATACTTTTGAAAAATTTACTCATTTTGGTTCTGCTGAAGAAAAATTAAATAACTTTAATTATAAATTAGGTCTGATAGAATACTACAATTCTCAAAGTGAATATATAAAAAGTATTAATAATTATACTTCTAGCCCAACATTGGTTAAAGAAAACCAAAAAAATCTAAACCTAACCAATAAAATTATACAAAAATTTAACGGTTTTGAAAGTTACTTATACTTTGAAAGCGGTAATTATGCATGGCCCAAATCAAATACCAATAAACCTTACATTAACAGGCCAACAACCTCATCAGAAGCATTAACATGGTTAGGAAGTAAAACCCCCACAGATTCTGACTACGGGGGACAATTGTTAAGTGCTTCACAATTTGATGACCAAAACCTTTATATCCTAAGAAATACCATCCCTCAGTATATTATTGATAATACACAAAATAGTGAATTTCTAACTTTCATTGACATGATAGGTCAACATTTTGATGATTTATGGATTTATATAGAAAACATAACAGATAAAAATATAGCAGATAACGCATTAAACCGTGGTATTTCTAAAGATTTAGTATTTAATGCTTTAAAAGAAAAAGGTATTCCTACTTTTGATCAATTTGAAAATTCTAACTTATTTGAATATCTTTTAGGGGGGAATAATAATGGTAACTTTCAATATCAACCCCCTACTTCACAAAGTATGGTTAGTGCTTCTAATGAGGGTTCAATTTCTAAAGAAAACATTACTAAAGAGGTATGGAAAAGATTATACCATAATGCTCCTTATCTTTTAAAAACCAAAGGCACTGAAAGAGGGATTAAAGCTTTATTAGCATGTTATGGAATTCCTGAAACAATTCTCCATGTAAAGGAATATGGGGGTCCTTTAGCAGATAAATCTACTTTTAAAACATTTAATTATGAAAAATCTACTAAAGCTATTTATTTTAATAATACTACCCAAACATCTTTAAATGTTGTTACTTCACCTACAATTGGAGATGGTAAAAAACACTTTGAATTTACCATTATCCCTAATAAAGTAAATGGAATTAACCCTATATTAAGCTCTTCTACTGCTATTACATCACTTATAACTAGTTCAATAAGCCCCAAAGGGGGGTATTTTTCAAGCTCATTTGGTACTAGCTCAAATTTCCCCATATATAGTGGAAGACCCATTACATTCTTTATAGATGTTAATTCAGCTATTGAATTAGCCATAACAGCGTCTACTTATCTAGATAACGAAATCCACAATATATCTTTTACTTCATCATATAGTGGTGATAATTTCAATATAGGAACTTATGGGACTAAAAATAATTTTTATACCCATAATTTTAAAACATACACTAGTTCTTTATCTCAATCTGTAAAAAATACCCACACAAAAGACCCCAATATAATAGCGGGTAACAATAATTCCTCATATTTTAATGATTTATTATATTATTCCCCGTTAGGAGCTAACCTTAGAACAGAAACATTATCGGATGGATATCATTTTATTGATTACTCCCCCCAAAATAATAATTCAGGAAGACTTACTATAAATGGAGATTTAGTTAAAATTGGTTACGATAACATTCAATATACCCATCACTTAAGTACACCTGATACTGTAGGAGTAAACATGGTATCCGAAAAGGTTAGATATGATAAAGGTACTATTAATGATAATATTTTATCTCCATATATAAGGGGTGAAGAATCTTCTTTAGACCGTCAACCACCTGATTATTCTACTTTAGGAGTATTTT